TTTTTTTATTAATCTTTGCTGTTTTAGCTGTAATTGCATGACCTAGCATTGTTCCTGCGACACCAAAGATTTCAGCACTAAAACGACTATCTACTTGCATACCTAGATCCATTAAATCTTTGTAACTATTTTGTGCAAGGTCTGCTAAACCATCCATTTCAATATCGGCGGATTCTAATCCACGAACTTGAGGTAATGCATTTTCGATTTTTTCTAAATTACTGTAAGCTTGCTTAGTGATTTCTTCAGCGATTGGAGCATTAAGTTCGTTGACCGTATGATCATCCGACAATGGCATTTCAAATAATTCTTGTAATTTTTTGGTCATAAAAGTATTTATTAACCTCTACGCCCATTATAGAAAAGATCATCCTCAGTTACTACTCTAAAGGTATAGCCTTGTTGTTTGCAGTAAGCCATTGCTGCACCCCATTTAGCGTGATTAATAGCAACTACCATTCTATCTTTTGCATTTGCTACACGACTTTCTATTAAACTTTGTTTTTTTGGTTTAATCTCAACAACTTCTGCTTTTTGTTGTCCGTACTTATTTTCATAAACAACAAAAAAGTCTGGCACATACTGCGTCATTTTACCTGTTAATGGATGACGATAAGGAATTCGTAAAGCTTCACTAGCCCAATATATAACGTGCTTATTATTATCGCAAAATGTCATAAAGGTTAGTTCCCACCCTGAACGATATTTTGGCTTGTGCTTACCAACGTACTTTTGAGGATTTTTTACCTCATAAATCCCTTGTGCCCAATTACCCATATCATTGTACGATGTTTCTTGCTACAGGTTGATTAGCTTGTGGAATAATGCTTATACCATATAAACTTGTTTTTGATTTAAAACTGTTAAGATAATACGCAACGGTTCTATTCATTTCAAGTTTGTTATTGCTTCCTTGTATTTGTTGTAATAGTGTGACTGCAGGTATTCCTGTTTCTTGCGTTATTCTAAAAAAGAAAGCAGTAAAATTTCTTGCTATTTCTTTTGTTCTACAAGTAGATTTAAAATATCCATAAACAATGTCATAATCATTTGTAGGAACAACCATATCAAAATTATAAAAACTATCATAGATTCTGATAGTTTGGTCTAAATTATTTTTTAAGTCAACAATTTGTACCATTAAATGCCTCTTGGTGGTCTTATATTTGGAGGGCTACTTACAGTCCCATTAGGTCCGCCTGCGCTGCCTAGTATACTAGGTGTTTGACCAAACGTTGGGAATTGAAAATTAAGATTACGGTTCGGTACTTGATTAATTTGATTACTAGCACCAGCCAAAACTTCTTTTTTAACCAACTGCCCTAAATTTTTATTTTTAAATGTATTATAGGTAGTACCTGCTTTTTGCACAGCACCTAAAATATTACCATTTTGCAAATCTTGAATTGCGCCACCAACTCCGTCAACTAACCCACCTTGACCAAGTATAGTACCTTGACTTCCAGCTTTAGCTATTGGACTTTGTGTTCTATCATAATTTGTTTCTAAACCAAAACCCTTAACAATATTGCTAGGTGATCTACCATCTATTGCACCTTCATAATATTTCACTGTTTCATAGTCAACAGACATTTGATGCTCCATTGTGCCATTACCCTGAGAATAATCATACTGATCATGGCTAAAACTAGAAATGATTGGATTAATCAAAGTGTATGCAACAAAGTTATGCTGGTTAAAACCAAACACAGTAATATTATTAAAAAATGGAACCTTTGTAGCCCCTTGTGCTGCTTGTGTATTTGTTTGAACAGAGCCTGAAGTTTCTCCTATATAGCCCCAATCATCATCCCCTGTGATTGAAGGCATATATTGTGTTCTTTTTGTATAATCTGATTTTCCTGCACTCTCAACTTGTTGAGTTGTTTGTGTTTGTCTGCCTGCAGTAATTACAATAGGCTTTGTTGCATCTTTATAATAATATGTATAATAGTTATACCAAAGATTACGTATTAAATTACCATTGTCATCGTGAAAAGTAATATCGATTGGATTGTATCGTATTTTAGTTTGGATAATACGCTTACGATTGTATTGATTCATTGAATGAGTATCAAAGCCATAACTTGGCAATTTTACTGATTTAACTGCTAATCCAAAGTTAGCATTAGTTGGAATACCGCTAGCATATGCATTTTGATTAATATCAAAATAAACATGAAAGAGAAATTTTAATTTAGGACTATACTGGTAAGCATTAGTCCTAAATGTTTTACTTGCATGTCTATAATCTCTAAGGTATTCGCTGCCGAAAAATGATCCGGCAGCTCCTTTGAGTAGATTTTGAAAGAATCCAGCCATGAATAATTAATTATCCGTTGCCAGAACCAATACCTGTCGTAGATGCTCCACCTAAAATTCTACCGATATCAGTTCCGATACCTGAACTCAATGGTGATTGAACTGCATTATCAAAGCGAATTGTTAATGAAATTGTAACAACGTCATTAGTACCATAGTTTAATGTGTTATAGTTTGCTTGTTGAATAAAGCAACCCATTAACTCCCATCTTTCTAATACTGCTGGTGCGTAATTACCGTTACCACCATCAAGTATTTCGATGTCAGTTTCAAACTTATAATCTTGACCAGTTGCTGCACTAGCCTGTTCAACAAAATCAAGCTGTTTCTGAATTTGCTGACCTACAACCTTAGCAACAGAACCTTGTGCATCATCACGAATGTTGACAGTAAGTGCCTGCCATTCATGACGACCTGCAAGATAAATTGTAGAGTTATATACAGGAAGTGTAATTTCACCAAAACTTACTTGAGGTCTTGAGCAATCAATAACCTGTTTAGTTAATTCTAAACCATCGTTTGTAGTTCCGATATTACTGAATAAAACTCTAAAACGATATTGCAATTTTGGCATCAACAAACCTTGGTTTCCACCAGCGTTGTCGGACGCTACGGTCATGTTGAATAGTGATTGTGAGGCTACAGCCATTTTGTTTTTCTCCTATAACTTTATTTATCAAAGCTTAAGAGTGCCTTGCGGCACTCTTAAATTAAGCCGCTGATAATTCTCCTGTGTTTAGAATACGAACTGGAATATAGATAAATTCAGCAGCTTTCACTGGCTCAATTGCAACATCAATCCAAAGTTCATTTCTATCAATTCTTGCAGGTGTGTTATTGCTTTCATCGCACACTACAAGATAATCGTAGATACCGCGTTTTGAAACTAAATCAATCATTAATGTTTCTACAACACCTGAAATTTCATTACGTGTTAACGCATCATTAGGTTCGAACACGAATGGTCTAGCAGCGATTGTAAGTTGACGGCGAACATAAGCAATTAAACGACCTACGTTTGTTCTATCAAGTGCGCTTTGGCTATTAAAGCTTGACTTATTACCATAATTTAATAAACCAATACCAGTAAAGAATACTAATGGGTTGATAAAGTTAATATACAACACATCACGAATTCCTAATCTTGTTTTAATACTTATAAACTCACCAGTAGTTCTATCAACATAACCAATACTTAATGCATTATCTATTGTACCACGGCGTGTTCCTGCAGCAGCTAACCAAGGATAAGCGATTGTGTCATTACGTAAGAATGTGCGTAACATCATATGACTTGCTGGTACAGCAACTTCATTACCATCTAAATCTGTTGTGTAACCACTTGGATAGAATAAGCCCATGTAAGAGTTTCTTGTCACTAATCCAGTCTCACCTGTGCTTGTTGCACCTGCAGCATTAGTTGCCCAATTTTGGATAGCAGTTGCATCATCTGATAAGCCTAATGGTGTGTCACCGATTATATAACCTGTCTCGCCACGGTCTCCATTTAATACAATCATGTTAGCCTGTAATTCAGGATAGTTAGGTGTAGCAAGCAAATTAAAGAAGTTATCTTCATCACGTATTGCAGTGTTTGTATCAATAGCACTACGTAACGCTTGTACTACCATTGCTCTTTGTGCCTTACGTCCTGCATACATAGCCCCATTACTTTGATTTCCACTTACACTTACCCAAGCATTTGTCTCGGTAGGTAATGTTTCATCAGGGAAACTTGATGCATTAAAGTAATTTGTTCTAAATTGTTTTACATTATAACCTGAACGGCGTGTATTAAACAATAACATTCCTTGTGGATATAACGTAGCACTTGGCGCATCTAAATCTAGATAATTGCTTGTTAATAAACTCACAATTGTTGGGATAGGATCATCAGTAACACTTGTGGTTCCATTTGTAGCCCAACGTGCGTCAGCAAATAATACACCTTTGCTACTTACTTGGTCAGTATTATTAATTAATACCCATTGATCAGTACCACTTACTGCTTGCCAACGATATATAACAGGATAATTTTCTAAATCACTTGTATCAATCCAAATATCACCATAACTTAATGCTGTACCATCACTCTGTGTGGTTGGTTCACTTGCACTTACTATAGGACCATTTGGATCGGTTGTATTTGAACCTGTAGCAGCCGGTGCTCCTGTGCTGTCAAATGCAGTGTTACGATATGCTACCCATGCACCAGCTTTGTTAACCATAATATCAACTTGATCTACAACACTATAGAACCAATTAGTATTGTTGGCTGGTTCTGCAACAGGTGCACCTTCATTAGCAGTATATGTCAATGGGACCCAATTGCTTAATTGAACCATATATAAATCATTTGGTGCGCCGCCTCCAGGTGCAACATTGGTTATAGCACCACCACTTACTGAAGTTACAACCACTGTAAAATCGTTACTAGGTGTTGTTCCACCTATTTGATTTCCTGCAATTGTTACCGTATCTCCTACAGCATAACCCGATCCACCACCTGAAACGCCATTACCAATTAAATAATAGTACCCATCTAATACACGCACATCAAAAGTTGCTCCTGTACCTACGCCTGATGTTGAAGCTTGTGGAGCGATTAGGAAATCTGCAATAGCGTAGGGCCCTGTTTTAACACCAGTAGTTGTCCCTACATCAAATCCTGCTTCTGCAATAAGTCCATTTGATTGATATATCGGAGAATAGCTAGCATTAACTGTATCATCAAGTATGATGACACCACCTTCTGTATGAGTCAATACAATCGCCCCGTCAGAATTTACTGTAGCAGTTGTATAAGGTATTGCTGCGCCTGCCCAAGCCGTTACAAAATCTGTAGCATCTGAATTATCCGCAAGACTAAATGGATAAGGGGCACTTGTCACAGAACTTCCTGGAATACTTACATAAACATTCATGTAATAAGGACCTGATGTAAATGAAGAACTTGTATTAGAACCAGTTACAATAGTTGGACCTGTAGCAATTCTTTCAAAGTAATATAATGGAGAATTAATATCAACTCCATTAAATTCATATTGCCCATATAGAGTCCCTGCAGGTATAGCCGCTCCGCCAGTTGCATCTAGTGTTGAAGTAACTGCCCAATCACTATTAGCTAAGTTTACAGTTTTATTTACCCAACGCTCGGTAGCAGTATTAAATTCGCTTACTACTGGATTTAAACCTTGCCCTGCTGCACCTACTTTAATCCAAAGACTACCGCTTGGACGAGGGTAAAGTTGACTGCTAGACCACAGTGGCATTTCAGCACTTGTTCCATATGTTACCATTGGTTGGTAATGATTTCCTGCTGTTAACCCTAAGTCTGCTAAAACAGTTCCTGTACCTGTAGTCAAAGTTATATACAAAGCAGCAGCAGGATCTGATTTACTAATACCAAGTGGTTGGTTTGAGAAAATTGTCAATTTGCCACTTTGAACAGTTGCAGATAAATTTTCCCAACCTAAAGCATTTATTGCTCCAGCTATACCAGCTACATTATTATTTGGACTTGAAGGAACAGTTATGGTA